TTCCGCCGCATCCTGCATACGGCAGTGTTCGATGCGGGGCTTCTTTGATTACCTCTGCCACGATTGCAACTGACGCAGGTACATCTACGTTGTTCTGCGCCGACGTTTCCAGTAACACGTTCCTCGACGCATGCGGCATGTCCTGGGCTATTTGATATGACAACTCCGATCTGGCCCAACACACTGCCGATGGTGTGGTCAAATTCGGGCACCATCTCCAAGCAAACCCTCGTCACAGAAGGCGATTCTGGTTCAAGCGTTCCGACATCCTTGCGCCGTTGGACGCGTGTTCCCGGTGCTAAGGCCCAGATCAGTTGGACATTCCTCGAAGGTGAATATAAGATCTTTGTGAACTTCTGGCAGAATACTCTGCTGAACGGTCATCGTTGGTTTTATATCATTCTTCCGACAGCGTTGGGGATGCAGTATTGCATTGTCCGTGCCACTGACAAAGTATATGAAGCAAAGATGTCAGGCTATCGGAAATGGGACGTATCGATGGAGATCGATATTCGTGAACGTCCGATCGGTGGTAGCGACCTAGGACCTCCTGCGCCCACCATTGTTCCGACCGATCCGTACTGGGGGCAAGTTGTCCTTCTGGTGCAAGGCAATACGCCTGCTGTCGGAGTCATGCAAGACGATTCTTCCTTTGCACATGATAGTGCGTCATGGCAAAGTTTTGGAGTGTGGGCGCAACCACCCTGCTCAGCGGTGTCTATGCACGTTCCCCTTCTTCGTGCATACAGTTCAACGGAAATAACGTCACGTTCCAAAGCACAGATTTCGATCTGGGACAGGTCTTCACGGTCGAAGCTTTCGTTGCGATAAGTGCAGCCCAGATCGGTGCATCAGATAAGCAAAGTTTCTATAACTGCCATTCTGCAGCTAGCGGCAAACAAGAAATTAATCTAGCTATCTACGCAGACGGCTCGGTGCAATTTTATGCTAGTCACGAATCCGGAAATAATCCGATAACTATCAATTCTCCGCCGGGTACATTCCCGTTCGACGGAAACTTCTATCACATTGCATTGTGTTGGGCTCATTCCACCGCAGGGTTCCATCAGTACCTATTTTTCAACGGGATCTTGCAAGGCGAATGCTTGCCTACTAATCTGAATAACAACGGTTGGTCTATGCAGCCGTTCATCAACATCGGTGCGAATATTCCTGCCCGCGGTGGCACCGTTACATCTGATACACAGCCGTTCTTCGGTCGATTGGACGATTACCGTGTCACCAAGGGTGTGGCGCGATATACTTCCAGCTTCACCGTGCCAGTGTTGCCGTTCCCTACATCCGGACCCTAAATGACCTCTCCGTCGATGCGTACACCGAAGCTCGGAGTTTCCTACTCTGTGGCTTTGGCTGCTGCTTACGCAACTGCACCTGAGCAAGAGATCATCTTCGATACGTTGGAGTTTCAACACCCTACGTTCGATGCACCAGTACGTGTGGTCAATGACCACAATGACCTCATAGCAGGGCTCGAAAACACCGGAGCACTCGTCATATTCACAGCATGCTATTTTTCATTCAGCCGTCCTGCTGAAGATGCCTCCAGCAGCCTGCCCGAAGTTGCAATTCGAGTGGACAACGTTGCGAAGATCATTCTTCCTTCGATCCAAAATGCTGTCTCTTCTTTGGTGCCGATCACTATGATCTGGCGCCCTTACTTGGCGTCGGACTTGTCCGGCCCCCACATGTTGCCTGTGTTGTCCCTGACACTACGCAACGTGAGTTCTGATATGAACTCTCTGCAAGCGAAAGCAGGATTCAGCAACCTGTCGAACCGACGCTTTCCAGGTAATGAATATCTGTCGAAGAACTTCCCCGGATTGAGCGTGCGATGATAATGCACTGGGCATCCGAATATATCGGTATCCAATGGGAATACGGCGCGCGCGGTCCCGACAGCTACGACTGCTGGAATTTCGTTCGTGAAGTGCAGAGCAAGAAATTCAATGTCGATGTTCCGATCATCGAGTACGTTGATCAGCGAGACGTATTTTACCAGCTACAGCACAATGCAGAACTCGATCGTTGGAAACAGGTCGAGTCCCCTATCGAAGGGGACATAGTGATGATGGCTCGCGCGAAGATTCCTGCGCACGTAGGTATCTGGATCAATGCGAACAACGATGAAGGGATCTTGCATTGCCTGCAAGGCTCTGGTGTCGTGTTCATGAGGCAGAATTCGATACGTTCCAACGGTTGGGGTCAGTTGAAATTCTACAGGCGAAAAGATGAATGAATTGATCCTCCTGGAAGGACCTACGGTCGTCTATGCGTATAACGCGCTAGACCGCCGTGATCGAAAGGTCTTTCGGGCAGTAGGGAATCAATCTATTCGCGAGCTCCGTCCCAAGACGTCGCAGCCGCTTGTGATCCTTTGGAACGGCAATTACGTCCTTCCCGAAGATGAAGACTATATCCCGCGCAATGGAGACCACCTGGTCTATATGCATCTCCCGCTGGGCGGAGGAAATGTAAGTCAGGAAATTCTTGGCGTAATCCTGATCGTTGTCGGTATTGTTATCGACGTATACACCGGCGGCACCGGCGGAAACTACTTCATTGCAGCAGGCCTTGGTCTGCTTGTGTCAGGTTTGGTTCCTGTTCCCAAGTCGCCGAATAATCAGCTGCAAAACTCCCAGTCGGCTTCACCGACTTACAACGTTTCGATTGCTGGAAATCAAGCGCGAATCGGACAGTCGATCCCGGTAGTCTACGGACGTCACATCCTACTTCCGGACTTCGCTGCTCAGCCTTACGTCGAATACGACTCGAACGGGGATCAATACTATTTCGCGATCATGTGCTTGGGGCAGATGCGCCCAAGTACATTTACAATCGAGTCGATTCAGATTGCTGACACTGATCTGTCGCACTTCGTCGATGTTCAGTACAAGGTGGGAAATCAATTTATCCCGCCGGATTTCCCTCTAGCCGGACCGTTTGCTGCACCTTACGGGCTGGCGAACCCTGCTGTGGTCAGCAATACAGCCGTCGCAAACAATACGATGGTTTACGGAACCTTGATCGGTCCGTTCTCTGTTTGTGGACCTGGCCTCCAAGCTCAATACATCGGTGTTGATATTGCCTGTCCTAAGGGGCTCTATCATGCCAACGATTCTGGTGGACTAGATCCCGTTACAGTCCATTGGATCGTTGAATATCGTTTGATCGACGATAACAATCTTCCTGTTGGTATATGGGGGCTGTTGGACTCGCAGAGCCTGACTGCTGCCAATGCAACACCTATTCGCAGGTCGTTCAAGTATCTCGTCACCCCCGGGCGCTACGAGGTGCGCGTCTCGCGTTTGGAGGCAGAGAACACAGACTCGCGCTATGGAATGCAGCTCAGTTGGATTGGCCTACGGGCGTACCTGACAATCGCTGCCCCCATGGAGTTGACAGCTCAGTATCTGCATCTTAAGATCAAAGCAGACAGCCAGCTTAGCGGTCTGTCACAGCGTCAAGTTTCAGTCATCATTCAACGTTGGCTCCCGACTTGGAACCCTTCGACAGGTTGGTCTGCGCCTGTGTATACGCGGTCACCCATCTGGGCTGCAGTAGATGTCATGAGAAACTCGGATTACGGTGGTACCGTTTCCGACGATCGAATTGACCTGCCTACGTTCTATCAGCTTTCGCAGATTGCGGCAGCTCGTCAAGACTATTGCGATGTAGTTTTCGATACGCGAACCGTACTCTGGTCGGCATTGCAGATCGTTTTGGCCACATGCCGTGCGCACCCGCTTATGCGCGGTAGCGTGTTTACCGCTGTCCGAGACGGTCTGCAGAACTTGCCTGTTGCGTTGTTCAACATGCGCAATATCAAAGCAGGTTCGTTCAAGATCTCCTTCAACATGGTGAACGAGGATACCACTGACGGTATCGAAACTGCATTCTTCAATTCGCAGACTTGGAGCACTGCCTATATACGTAAGCCTCTGCCAGGTTATACGGAGTCTGTCAATCCTACATCTGTCACATTGGTAGGCATCTCTAACGAGGTACAAGCAGAGCGTGAAACGCTCTACATGATCGCGGATGCATCTTATCGTCGTACAAGCATTACATTCGAAACAGAACTAGAAGGCTACCTGCCTGCGTTTGGAGATTTGATCTCTGTTGCGCATGACGTTCCGAGTTGGGGACAGAGCGGGGAATTCGAACGCTGGGACGGTGTTATCGCACAGACGACAGAGGACCTTCAATTCGGTGCTGGGTCGAACTACGTTACGTTCATCGATCAGTACGGCGACCCTCAAGGACCTTATCAAGTCACACCAGGCCCGACAGAAAGAACAATGAGATTTATCGATTATGTTGCGATCGATAAAATCTATATCGGGACAGACAGGGAGCGCACACGTTACGCCTTTGGTGCGGGCAGCACATATTCGACAGTATGCAAGATCACCGGTATCGTGCCGAGTGATGCCAATGTGGTTAGTATCAAAGCTACATTGGAAGATAATCGCGTGCATAGTGCGGACAACGCACTCCTTCCAGGAACATCTTCAGGCGGCACGGGCGGCACAGGTGGTGGGACGATTCCAGGTGCTGGTCGAGTGGCGATCTACACAGTAGACGGACTCCCGAATTACGATGCTGCATCTGATGCACAACATGCTGTAAACGGCTTCTACGCGAACGACAGCGGCACAGTCGGTACTTCTTCAGACCCGGGATACGTATATGACTATTAGCAATGTCGCAGCAGGTGACACCGTCAAGGCTAGCAAGACGAACGAGTTGATTTCTGGTATCAACAACAAGGGTAATCGTGTCATCTTTACAGCCTCCGGGACATTCACATGGCCCACAGGTTGCAAGACAGTCATGGTTTATCTGTGCGGCGGCGGCGGACGCTCAGGCGATGTCTGGACGAGTAGCAGTGTCCAGCAGCCGTCTTCGCGCGGAGGATACTCGCCCCTGTGCAGCAAAGCCATTTCCGGTATCGCCGACGGTACTTCGATTTCTGTGACCATCGGTGCTGCAGGCGTTGGCACTGCTGCGGGTGGAACCACAACGTTCGGTACGTATTTCCAGAGTACAGGTGGCACAGGCGGCAACGCCAATATCAAGGGTACTGACGGAACACATACAGGCGAACTCCAGCACGACAACGCTATGTTCACAGCTTTCATGGAAGCCACCCACGGTCCGATCGGGTACGGGGCAGGCTTCCCAAGCAACGCAGGTCAACGAGTGCTGGACGGCTATGCCCAGCAAGGCGGTCCTGGTTTCTGCATCGTTATGTATTAAGGAGGCACGACATGGCCGGACAAACCAACTACCTGCGCAACAAACTGATCGATCTGATCCACCGAGCAATCGCTTGGACGCCTCCGACGACGCATTACATCGCGCTTGTCACGACGACACCGACAGCCGCAGCAGCCGGCACCGAAGTCACAGGAACGGGCTACGCCAGACAGGCGATCGCACTGAGCGCAACGACGATGGCTGCAACGAATGCAGACGCGTCCACGACCAGCCCTTCGTCGGGAACAACCGGCAAGACTTCGAACAACGCGATCGTGAATTTCGGTACTGCGGGCGCAGCTTGGGGTACGGTGACCTACTACGAAATCTGGGACGCTTCGACAGCGGGGAACCGTTTGTTCTTCGGTCCGCTCGTCGATTCCGGTGGTGCTCCGACGTCGCGTTCGATCAGCAGCGGTGACCCCGTCAGCTTCCCGATCTCCGCAATGACAGCCTTCTGGACCTGATATGAAGAAGTCTTCCCGACTCTGGTGCTTCATGGACCTTCTTGTCGGGGACGACGGGAAGCTTGTTCTCACCAAGGTGCAAGCATCGACATTCCATGCGTTGCTTGCAGCGACAGTGGCTTATGTCACATGGCGTAAGCAGGACTTCATCGTAGAGATGTGGTCACTGTATGCAGCCGTTGCTGTCGGGCATGCTGTCATCGATAAGTCTGCCAAGCAATGGCAGGACTACAAGACGAAGCAGCTGGATGCGGACACCGCACCCTCACAGACCGTCGAACAAACGACAGTAACCAAGACTGTCGGCGCGCCGGAGTAAGTCATGGCAGGACGCGGAATTTACGATCGTGACGAAGTGTTCACTGAGAAAGATCGTAAGTTAGGTGAAAGGGCCAAGGACAGATGGTGGCCTCTATTCACTAAATGGGTCGTCAATCACTTGAACGATCCTGTCCTCTCACTCGAAGCTGCCTATATGGACGGCTTCCGGGACGGCCGCAAGTCTATCCGTCAAGAGAATTCTTCTCTCAGCGAATCGGACGTGTCCTGAGCTTGCCCATGTAGCACTGCTCATGGTAGGTGCCGCGCGAATCCGGAATCATCCCGCTGTAAACTGCTTCGCAGTATTCACGTTGATTCCGATGATCGTCGTGTTGCGTCGAATAGTTCGTATATACGAACACAGCAACGATGAACGCGGCAATGCACAGGGCTTCGAAGGTCGGGGGTCGCATGTGTTTTCCTTTGGGCTTTGCCGCTGCGTAGGATGCCCGGCAAGCGCTTTGCGCCGCACGTCCGTGGGATAGGTAGCGGGGACGCATTTTAGCAGCGCGCCGCGCGTCCTGCGGGTTCGAAAACGTAGCTTCCAACCACCATGGCGCCGTCCTGCTCGCGCACGGTAATTGTCGACAGTGGTGCTCCACCGATGCGGAAGAAGCCTGTGCCCGCCGAACGCATGAGGTCCACGCGGATTGACAACTTGTTGATTTTGACGCGCACCCAGCGAGGCTCTGTCGTGCCCTGCTTGCCGATATACTTGAACGGAATCTGCTTCGTCCAGATGTCTCTATCCTGTTCCCACTTGGCACAGGACAAAAAAGCTTCGACGCCTTCACGTGTCATCATTTGGTATGCTTCCAGTTCCAGAAACGACGGTTGTAGTATCCACGAACGATTGACCACACAGTGCAAGCTGCAGTGTTGGCCCAGGCCTTGACAGAGAGGGAGCCTGGGACGTAGAGGAACACTGCGAATGTGATCAGCAGACTTCCGAGGAAGCCGGTCGACGTGCCCGTGAACGTCTCGTACCGGCTGTGGCGCTTCGGCTGCGACTTCGCCTTCTGCACCTCGTACTCGACGATTGCTTCAACGATCTGCACCAGGTCGTGAGCCTGGCCGTTCGTCACGTAGCCGGTGGAACGGAACACGCTGTGCAGGTCGTCCAACTTCGTCGCGACTTCAGACTTCTTTCCGACGAGCTCCTCGATGTCGGAGTCCGTCCAGTCATTGTCGATCTTGAACATCTTTTTCCTTTTGGTTGAGCTGAAACGCGAAGCGGTGTGCTTCGTTCCAAAGCTTGCGATCGTCAGGATCGACACCCATGCCCCAAGCCTTCTGCGGGACTTCGTTCACAGCCCAGTAGAAACGCCCCGTCTGAGCGCCCCACACTCGGCGGATACGCGGAAGACGTTTCTTCCGCGTGACATGGACGATCTCTTCGTAGCTCACGATCCCATTCCAAACTTCTCTGCGCAGATCGGACCGACGCCACGTTCGATGGACACCGGATCCGACAAGCGACGGTTGCACAGACTGCAACAGCCGAACTTCTTGCCGAATGCGAGCACCGCTTTCAACGGGTCTGCACATGCTGCGAGGATACCCTGCTTCTGTTGTTCAGTGCAGGCTCGGGTCTTGTAAAACTGCCCGTCGACGCGCAGTGTGCCGAGATACTCGTTGAAGCCCTGCTCGTTGTCCGTGACATGGACTGCAGAACCATCCTTGGCTTGCTTGAACGTAAACCCGTCGATGTGCATCGCAGGAGTTGTCTTCATCCCGTTGCGGCGCGCAGCAGTGAAGCAGTCCAGCATCGGCTGCAGGTTGAAGTTCTCCGGCGTGCTCGGCGCACGCGTGCCGTTCAGCTGCGCGATTTCGTTCAGCGTGAGCCCGCCTGTGCGTTGGAACACGTTCAGCAGGTGGCCGGAAAGCTTGCTCGGGTCGTAACGGTGTTGCATGCCCATCATGTTTAGCTCCTTAAGTCGATGTAGCAACTATAAGAGAAACAGGCGTTAACGCATCGAGTGGAAACCCTCAGGCGTAACCTACCGATGCCAGCATGTCTTCAGCATCCTGAATGTACTTGTCGTAATCCAAGTCATCGGGGAACACGTCCGGCAAGTCCATACACGGGCGGGCGCCAACACTGTTGCTGACAAGGTTGCCCGAGTTCGCATACACGATCATACCAGGTTCTTCCTTGCCGTAGTACCAACGAACCATCTTTCCGAGGTAAAGCTCAGTTTCACCCTTAGCGTCCACTTTTACGCCGCCACCCTTGACCTCACGAACAACAACGAATTTCTCAATCTCTTTGCAGGACCTGATAGTGTGGCTAAGCGGGATACCTTTTGTGATCAATTGTTCAATCGCTTCGGTGCAGATCAGTTCTTCGGGATTCTTGTGGAACCGGAAGATGCTATTCAGTTCGCTCCACGGGTTGGCGAAGATGCCCTTGTTCTTTGTCTTGCCGTCTTCCTTCTTGACTGCCATGTAGTTGTTCACGTCACGAGACAGAACCATCGTATATTCAGTCTCTTCAGTGACGAAGTTCGTGTCCTTCTCCCACTGCTTAATGATCGCCTTGAACTCTTCATAGCGCTCAGTGGGAACACGCATCACGATGCCGTCGGTATTGGCGCTAACCACAGGGTATAGGGCGAGCTCGAGTCTTTCGATAAGCATGAGCAGCACCAGTTGACCTGTCAGGGTCACTTGCATGCCTAGTTCAGGGCTGAACATCGTAGACCACTTGTTAGACAGCTTACCGAACGTACCGTTAATCGTGATCTTCAAGCCGTCCGCGATAGCCTTCCACTTGGATTCACCAAGCTTGTCTCCTGCCTTCTTGCAGACCTTAGCTTGCCCTTTAGCATGCAAGCGTCGGTTCACTAGCTCGTCGTAGACGCGCAGGAAGATGGGCCCCAAGTGTTTGGGGAAGATGCCCAGATTCAGAATGATCCGCGGATAGAAAGATTCAACGTCAATATCGATCAGCCGGAATGTTCCGTCAGCGATATGCGATATCTTCTTCTCGCTGCTATGGAGCCCACCGACACCCAGCTTATAGGTGCTGTGTGCCATCCGCAACTTCATGTTCTTGAGCTCGTCAGGCAACTTGATATTGCCGGACTCAGAAACAATGAACTGCGTTTGACGTACCTTCTCAAGGGCCCAGTTCATCAAGTCCGATTGATACTTGAGAAATGAAGGCACCTGATAGTGGAACACTGTACCAGGCTCGAACGTTTCGCTCTTAGGTAGGCTTCCTGTCAGGCGCCGGATCTCTTCAGATACGACGGACTCTGCTACCTGAGCATCCGAACGGCTGCGCACGTCGATGCCGTACTGCGCAGTGAGGTCTGTCCGAAGCTTGATCTGTTCCTGCAACTCCTTGTAGACCTTGATCGTCGCAGGAATGTCAGAGTTGACGCAATACCAACGAACGATTGCCATCTGCTCGTAACTGAGCCATGTCTGCGGCGGAAACGGCAAGTCCTGCATACGCTTCACGTGCAGGCGCGAACCGTACTTCTTCAGAGACCCGGACAGAGGGCAAACCTCGAACAGATCAATGTGGTCAATATCTTTTAGCGACTTGACTTTATGTGCGCGCAATAGCTCATGCGGCTTGTACTTCGGAACAGCGAACTTTTCGTCCTCGCCTTCTTCTTTGATCTTAACAATCAAGTCGTCTGATGCTTGCTTCAGGACGTGCACTGGCTTTCCAGCTATCGCAAGCGTCACCATAGGCAAGTCGTACTTCAAGCTGAAGAATCCGATGATACGATAGTTTCGCATCACGAAGTCTAGCTTGCCCAGATTCATCTGGAAGTTCGTGTCCGGGGAGAGCTCGAAGTGAATCAGCTTTCCCGTTTCAACGCAGCGGAAGGATGCCTGCCAGAAATTAGGGTGGCACTCTGTATCAAGTACAAGCTCACCTCCACGGCGCAGATAGACCTCCTGGTCTGTCATCTGCTCAACGTTAAAGGCGAGCGCTTCGTACAGTCCCGGCAAGTAGTCCGGGCTCTCCCATGTCGGTTTAGGGGGCTTACGCTTTTCCTTCTCGAGCTTGGGAGGCTTTACAACCGCGATGTCTTCCCAAAAGAAGCCCACCGCATCCGAACGTTTGCTCACTTCTGAAGCGCCCATTGGATGGATGCAATCGTAACCCAGAACTGTACTCTGAAAGTTACCATACGTCGATCAGGACAGCAAGAGATGTGTCCGTTCATACGCAATGTGTGCAGGTCTTTTGCAGGATCGTCAGTGCGACGAAGGCATCCCAGGCAACGATATGTAGGCGTGTTCATGGTGCTTTTGCGTATACGATGACGCAGTAATTACCCTGCAGTCGATAAAGTCGACCAGTTACCCTGTGCCCGAAAATATGGTCACTGAAGCCTGGATGCGGAACGGTGCAGAGATACTCGAAGTCCAACTTGCCCTGCTTAGTTGCAAGCATCACATGAAACGTCCTTGCGGCTTGGTCACGCAACACATAGCAGAGCTTCAGTTTCATTTCTTCAATCCCACGATAGCGCCACGCAGACGGTCGCCCGTGAACTGTGCGGGCTTCGGGTAGAGTGTGAAGTCGATCTTTTTAGCGACCCCCTTCAGACTCAACAAGTGCTCCAGATTGTAGCGCCCATCATAGGGAAAGCTAAAGCCCATTTCGTAAGCGCCACCGACGTTGTCGTTCAGGTGTGTGCGTAGTTGTTCGTTCTGGAAGTACACACTTCCGATATTATCAACAAACGGTTTGATCGATTCGAGTCCTTCAAAAATCAGTGGGTCCAGATCCACCATATTAGAAGCAACATCAAGAATACGAGAAACGTCCGGCCATTCCGACGACGCGACCGACGTACGGAGCCAGCGCGAACCACTGAAATGAAGACTGAACGAATGATCGTTGAACTGCGCGGACTCCGGATTCTCGTTAATTCGGAGTAGTTCACGTACGGCAGCCCGCGGGAGGTTGACCGTCGGGAATTGAACACCCGTCCAATACTCCGCAATAACCACATTGTTCGTCGCATAGGCAGATGTTCCTTTCAGCAGGATGCCGTTAGACCAAGGACGGCTTGCGTCGTC